TACGCAGCTTGACTGCTTTGACTACAAGGTTTATATGCGAATGAAGGGAACACAACTTCTTCGTCCCGTGACTCTTTCCAACGGTGGAAGCGTAAATATCCGCTGGCACTTCCAGTTGAAGACGTGATGTGCGCATAACTTAAATCTGGTCCTTTTAGACACCGTGTGTTTCATCGATACACGTAATCACATTGTCAAAGGCGCCTCTCTCGTAATCACGACATTGTAGAATGAGCTCGATCCTCAAGGTCGCTGTCTACGATGCGCGCATGCAGCAGGAGGAGCCTGCGTATGCAGTCCAGAAGGGTGCGCTTTCCGTGAGCGTTGCCCCTTTTAACGCCATCGCTGCAAGCGCTGCTCAGATGACGTTCCAGGTTCTCGTCCCGTCTTTGAACGTCTTTGTCGACCGCAAGATGATGATTTCCGCTGGTCTCAATTTCAGTGCCAACCTGTTTTATGGTGGCCCGCGAAGCGCTAGCCTCCATGGTGTCCTCACAAACTTTGCCACCGGCGTAACCGGAAGCATGGCCATTCACACAAACGTCCTTACCCTCACTGCACAGCCTACTCTCAACGGTGCTGCGATTGTCCCGGGCCTTTTTGCGGGTACTCTGGTGTTTCACCCGCTTCTACCGGTTGGCACGACTGTTATTGGTAACAGTGGTGTCCCGGCTGATAACGGCCTCGTATATATCCTCAGCAACTCCACTCAGACTGCTATTACCGCCGCAGGTGTCGGCACTGGCACCGGTGCGTTTGGGTTTTATTGCCCTTACGTCTATGACGTTCCCGACCCGATTATGGGTGTTCAGCAGGGCGTTACGTATGACTCGCCTTTCGATGGCGCAGTTAACAGTGCTGCATTCCAGCCCATGGGATATGTAACTGCCGTGTCCCCTAAGGATCTGGCGTATTCGTCGTTCCCTCTCCAGACTGCACTTACTAATATGACCGCGACTCTCAATGACTGCACGGTGACGACGAATGGTGACACCCTTAAGGAGCAGCTTCTACTGACGATGACCCCCGAGAATGTGAAGCAGCGGACTACGCCTTCTGGTGTTGACTCGTACAGCTGGGGTCGCGACGATGCAAACTCCAACTCTGGCAACTTCTCGTCGTATTCTGTTTCGAATTCTCATGGCGATGTGCCTAACGGTGCATTCCCGACGACGTGGTATGCAGATTCCTCGCAGACCAACCCACTTTCCGGCAACGGTACGATCGTCGCCACCGGTGTGAACCAGAACACCGCCGCCTCGTATCCGTTCCTCGCTCCTGGTCTATACTCGTTCGGTCTGGGCACTGCCAGCGGTAACTTGGTGACCGGTGGATCGAGTGGTACCGGGTTTTACGTCGCGCCGACGAATGCGTCGAACGTCACTGGATTCGTCGCACAGAACGTCCTGGTCCCCTTCGTGAACAACCAGCCTGTTTGGACCACTGGGTTTCCGGGTGGAGATCTTATCGTGTACGCTAACTCGTTCATTGGCTGCCTTGGAGCAGCTATCGGCCCCAACGTTTATGACGTAAATCCCGGGTTTACGATCACGTCAAGCGCGGCGGGAACGTTTATCACGCTTCTGCGTAACGTGCCTCCGTATTGCATGATTGGTGCTAAGCTTTACATGGCCACCCCCACCGGTGGCCTTGGAACTGTCAACCCCTACGGCATTTCGATTGGCCAGCCTGGTGGTACGCCTATCCTGGGTGTCGTGACTAACATCCTGTCGGGTGGCCTTGGTGTCGCTGGATCCACTTACAACGTCCTACACAACGTCGGTGCGACTGGATTTTCAGCAACTCAGATTCGTGGGTTGGCTCTCCAGGCTGGCTGTAACGCTTTCGTTCCCCTTCCTGTGTTTGGACGGGTGGATGTCGTCGAGCCGCTGGTTATCTCGCCTATGATTTGGGCTGATAGTGCCGAGTTTCAGACCGTCGGTCTCTACGGAATGACGAACATGCAGTTTATCATGAATTTCGCACCCCTCGGAACGTGCTATGCTGCATTTAATCCGGCTTACAATGGTGCTGGTCCGACCGGGTTCCAGTCTACGGCGTCTCTCCCGCTGTGGGTCGACGACCTCACGAGGCCCACCCAGAACACCGGCAACATTCTCCGCTCGTCTAATATCCGTACTGTTCTCAGTGATCTTGCCTTTAATAGCTCATCGGCTGCTGGCAACGGACCGTGGACCTCGCCTACCATGTTTTCCACGTTCCTGACGCCCGGTCCTGACGTGACTCTCCCTCTCGTATCCACGGTCCCCTATGTCGAGTTTCCTCGCTACGTGAGGACTGTTACGCAGTCGTTCATTGGCACTCAGAGTGTCAGCACGCAGACGATTTCCCTTACGTCGATCCCGGATATGGTTATGCTGTACGTGAAGCCTGCGACGAAGGGCCCCAGCCAGCTTGACCAGTACATCCCGATCGACAACGTCCAGGTTACGTTTGACAATTTCAGCAACCTGTGTTCTGGTTTCCAGCAGTTTAACCTGTACGAGTCCGCGGTTGCTGCTGGTCTTGATCTCGACTGGCACCAGTGGCGTGGTTTTACGCAGGGTCCGATCTCGTCTACATCTCGTGTGAGCCTTGGCAGTAACGCCGTGACGACTGCTGCTAGGTTCAAGCAGGTGGGCGTCACCCAGCTTTCGGGTGGTCCGATTCTCCTCCGTATGGGCCAGGACATCACCCTGAGCCCGGGTCTTGCTCCCGGCTGTCTCGGAAACTACTCGTTCCAGGCCACCGTCAGGCTGCCCAACACATATGGCTTCTATGATTACCTCACGGCCGTCACCATCACCGTCGTCGCCATCAATACTGGATTTTTCGAGACTGTGCGCGGCCAGTCGGCGATCCGCAAGACGATCCTCAATAGCGCGGACGTCGAGTCTGCGACGCCGGAGACCGGTGTGTCGCGGACGCAGCTCAATCGCATGGTTGGTCGTGGTGCATACATGCGTGGTGGGTCCAGCTATGTCGGAAACGCGTCGCACCTGCGGCGCACTGGCAGCCTCACTGGCGGTGCTTCAGGTGGTATGATGGCTCGCCACGGTCCTTCGGCTGGCATGAAGCGCAGCTCTGGGATCATGTAAAAGTTAAATCACAGCTACAATGAAGTCGAACGTCAAGCTCGTCGGATCTCGTGCTGAGGTGTTCCATGGTAGCGCACTGCGCACCGCCGGTCGTCTTACGAAGGATGACTTGATGAAAAACAAGGCGGGTAGGATCGTGTCCAAGAAGAGGCACGATGCGGGCAAGACCGCACTGCGCTATCTTCACGCAAAGGGGTATATCGCAGTCAAGGGTGTCTTCGGATGCAAGAAATCAGATAAGGTGACGTCTGGCGATACAACTGATACCCAGCCCCCTACGAATGAACCTCTCCCCGGCACCGCATCCGACCTGTCCGCCCCGTGATCCAGCACGCGTAGCACTGCTTGGCGACGCGGAGAGTGTAGCGAATATTGTAGTGCGAGAGTGGTGGGTAATTCTGGAGAATGGTTGTAACGCGTCTCCGCGCGATGCGGTCAGCGCGTGTCGTGAGAAATCTGCGTTTATAGCCCATCTTTGTATGATTTAGTAGCGCCGATTGCACATATCGTGCCACATACGCCCGCGCTCCATGTGTGTTCTACCGTTTCCGATCATGTCCTCGTCTTGATCCGCTTGCATGATCTGTTGCACTGCTGCGCGCCTTTCGGCAACTGCGACCTCGAAAGCGTGGATAATGATTCGATTGGCCTGTGTGTCAAGTACACGTCCAGCTCCAACCTCCTGCATGTTCTGTATGCTCTGCCATAGCGGGTCAATGATCAGTGCGTAGTGAGCGAGCACGTCACTTACGGCTTGTTGACGTGCATTTAGGGGCAAAGCTACACCGTCTGCACCGATGTTCATTGGCTGTGGAATGCCAGCCCTCCTGGGTTTGGGGATCGAGGGAGGGGGTGGGGCGTTTGCCTCTCCAGGTAGCATACCCCCACGCATACGCGGCTTGCCTTCACCCACGGCCATCTGTTGGTTGTGTCGGTTTTCGTCCATTTTGTCTATGAGCTGTCTGCCCAGTTCAGCGCGCATCGGTCTGATGTTTTGTTCGATGCGAGTCAGATCCTGCCATTCTTCGTCTTGAAGGATTTCCGCGGCCTGCTGTCTGACGCGGGGGACCTTGTGGTTCATATAGCGCTCGAGTCTCATCATCGCTGTTGGATCAGGGTAATGTTCGAGCCAATAGAGATCATCCTCGCTCAGGGATATAAACGGACCGTGCCTCTTGATGATATCGACCTTTCGCCTCGCGATGTCTCGCAGTCCCTGTGTAAAAACAAGGGCTCTTGATCGTAAGTCTTCCTCTGCAACAGTATCCCGTCCTAGGTTTGCGGTCCCACCCGGTGGACCCCGCATACCCCCACGCATACGCGGCTTGCCATACCCTATAAACTGCCGTTTCTCACCGATGGAATCGTAGAGACGCTTTAGTTCGAGTCTCAGTTTCTCATCAGATTCGTTCAAGTATATCCAATCTGGATCCGCCAAGATCGCATCAGCCTCCGCTCTAATCGCGGGGCTCATCCTCCTGAAACGCTCGAGAAGCCCAACTCCTTCTCTGGGTGTCTCATAGTATTCTTCAGAGCCAAATTTTATGAGCTTATTTGGGCGTTTCTTGAGGTAGTTTAACCTGTAATCAAAGATTTGCTCCCTCTGTCTGTTTACGTTTTTATACTCCTCTTCTAGCTCCAACACCTCTTGGATAAGCTGTGCAAGATGGCCACCCTGTTGCCCAGGTGCGCCACTACGGAGCTGCATCGTCCTATCTGTATCTATCTGTATCTGTGTCTGCGTTGATACAAACTCGTCTTATGTTGGCTAAAATGATGCTAGAATTGTGTTGAAGTTGAAGTTGAAGTTCAACTAGGGTTAGGGTTTGGTGTTGAAGTTGAAGTTGAAGTTCAACTAGGGTTAGGGTTTGGTGTTGAAGTTGAAGTTGAAGCTGATCTAGGGTTACGTGTCCGACTAGGGTTAGGGTTAGGTTAACCTAACCC